GTCAATAAGGAAGATTGCCGCATCTTCCTCCTTTGTGCCCTGATTGTAGACGGGCACCTTGATCCAGCCTGACCATCCAAGCACTGCGGGCTTGCTTTCCGCCACGGTCACGAGCATGAACTGTGGCGTACCGTCCGCGCTCACTGCCTGCACGGAAACCGTTGGAATAACTGCTTCATTCGCAAGCCCTGTGGTCACCACACTTGTCAACGTCGCAAAACGCTTGGTAGAAACCTGAGTTCCGTTTGCTGCAAACGTCAGCGTTTCTGACTGTGAAGCACCACCCGGCGCTGTACCGACCAGCTGCACGGTTCCACTTCCAGTCGTTCCGTTTGCTACCGTGACCTGTAAGAACGCCTGACCGAGCAAAGCGCGTGTCGGGGTCATGTTGGCCGCAGCTGGCGAAGCAACGAGAGCGAAAGCAGTCTTTCGCTGTACGGTGATGTAACGATTGGCACTGCTGCTAACCGTGCTCACGCCCGCACACCCCAAACGAAAGTGTCCAACCCGTTGCGCTCCAGTCGGCCATGCAGGCTCGACCACTCGCACTCTTTCCGCAAGACTTCCAGCATCTCGTCAGGATCACGCCCACCGTAGTATCCCGGCGTTGGACTATCCTCCAGATGATGCTCGGGGCGCGCCCGGCTCGCGCAGCTGAACGCCAGCAGGCCGCCCGGCCGCAGGTGCGCCGCCGCCGCCTGCAGGGTCTGCTGCCAGAACGGGTCGTGCTCCAGCATCTCCGTGGATACCACCACGTCCACGGGGCCGCCCTCGGGCGGGTGCTCGTGGGCGATGCCCACCACGTCCACGCCAGCGCCCGCATAAGCGTCGATGCCCAGGTAGTACGACGGGGCCGGGAACAGCCGGCGCGGGCTGCCGTTGATGTCGCGGCTGCCGTATTCCAGCACCCGCGCGCCCGGCGCGAACAGTGCGGGATGCGCAAGGCGCAGCCCCTGCAGCCAATCCATCACGGTGCTGTGCATAATCAATCCTCGTCCTGCTCGGCCTGTTCTTCACTGGTGTCGCTGTCGCTGGCCAAGTTGTCAGCCATCAACTCAGGCGGCACCAGTATCTCGTCAGGTGGTGCCGGCAGCTGGGCGGACACGTCGGGCGCTACAGGCGCCAAAGGCGCGCCGGGGTGCGCCGCAGCCTCCGGGGCAGCCGCCCCTACCCCCGGCACCGCCGCAGCGCCCTGGTGGGCGCTTACGGGCCGCATCAGGGTGGGTACTGGTTGCCAACCGCCCGGCCCATAAGCCTGCACCGCAACCTGGGCAGCATCCGACACCACCACTCTCAAGGCTGCGCTACCCACATCAACCACATGCACTTCGTGGTGCGAAGTAAGCGACTGAGCGGCATCCCGTACCGCCGGGGCATCGCCATACACCAACAACACCACCGCCGCACGCAGGTCGCCCACCGCCAGCGCGCGCAAAAGGTAGGGTTGTGCGCCTGCTAACAGGCTGGCGCGCCCCACCTGCGCCCGGTAGCCGTGCCGGGCTGCAACCGCCCTACCGCGCCCCACGGCCGGTAACGGGGCACCGCCGGGCTGGTCGGTAAACAACACGTGCCGCGCATAGTGCAGGCCCGGCTGAGCAAGTGGAAGCAGGTCCAGGGAAGGCACAATGCCCACCACATCAGTTTGGCTCACGTTGCCTCCACATAAGATGCAAGCTGAACATCACTGCCACGGTACGCGGCAAGCAGCCTGTCAAGATGCTGCGGATCCAACAGGCGCTGCCGTGCCTCCCATCCCAGCCGGCGCAGATAGTCACCTGTCACGCAGTAAGCCCGGTCTTGACCGGGCCGGTCGCGGCTGTCCACCACCGCAGCGTGCGCTGGTACACCCGCCCGCTCAGCCAGCGCGAGCACCACCTGTCGCACACTGGCCACGCACGGGCCTGCGATGTTGACGGTCGTGCCCGCTTGCAACCTTCCGGCTGCAAGCCACGTGGAAACGGTGCACAAGGCGTCAGCAAACTCGCCAACCGCGATCCACTGGCGAAGCTGGTGCCCGCCACCGTGCAGCGGCACGGGGCGCCCAGCCTGGAGTAGCGCGCAGGCGATAGGCACCAGCTTCTCGCCCAGCTGGCCCTCGCCCCATGCGTTGCACCCGCGCGTGATTGCGTAGCGCAGGCCCGCGCTCGTGCCCATCGCCCGCACTGCAAGCTCCCCGGCGGCCTTCCCGGCGCTGTATGGGCTGCTTGGGTTTAGTGCAGATCCCTCGCTAAATCCTTCGAACGACGGTTGCCCCTCAACCACGGGTCCATACACCTCGTCGGTGGAGCAGTAGACCAGCGGCACGCCAGCGGTCGCGCAAGCGGAAGCAACAACCTGTGTGCCGTAGCCGTTGACGATCATGGCTTCGTTTGGTTGTTGTAAGCTACGATCTACATGACTTTGTGCAGCCAGATGCAGCACTACATCAGGCTGCGCGTCCAACATCGACACACGCACTTCATGCGGATCGCACACGTCACCGCGCCACAGCTGGTCGTCAATCATACCTTGCACGGCATCCCATCCGGTCGCCGCGCGCGTGCGCGCGTCCAGCACGGTCACGCTGCGCGCGCCGTGCCTTTGCACAAGCTGTCGAACCACGTGCTGACCGATGAAGCCAGCTCCACCTGTGACAAGGAAGCGCATCAGCCACCACTCTTGCGGCGTCGGGTCTTTGCTTCTGTCACTGGCTGCACAGGGGGCTGAACGGCCTGCCATCGCTTCCGCAGCAATACTGCCTCAGCCGTGGTTGTGTGCGCTTCCGCGATCCAGCTTCCGTCCGCATTACGTGTGGCGACGACGGCTTCCTCTGGCGTATACACCACCATTCCATCATCAGGATCGCCATAGACGTGCGGGCGTGTCCAAAAGGTGCTCATGCTGTTGCGTCCGTCGGCATGACCCGAATGTAACGGGCAAGTATGGTAAGGGCTGCAGCAGGAAGGCCGCTGGTATCAACGCTGTAGCGGTATCCGGTTGCGCCTTCATTCCGCAGGCCCGCGTGGCGTGCGCGGTTGAACTCGGCCACAGCGATAAGGGTGGCTGCGTGTTGCAGATCAGCAGGCGGCGTAGCGTAGCCGAACGTGTAGGTCACACTCACACGTTGCCGCCCCTCAGGGAAGTAGTAGCCACTTGGAGCAAGCCGCACGATGCCGGGCCGCTTGTCCACGTACCACTGGTCAACCCCAAGTGTTGATCCAGCTGCTACCACTGCAGCAACACTGATCACCGGGAACGCGCGCAGCCGTAGCTCGCTGGTTCCAGCCGCCTCAATGTCGTAGATCTCGGTGACCGTGGTGGAAGTAAGGGCAGCCATCCCGCAGTAGTTGATGACTGCTTCCTCCCCCACATCTATAAGGTCGTCCAGCAGCGCATCGTGCATGGTGACACCCGCAGGGATGCCAAGAACTCGCTTGCAGCGTGCAGTGCTGGTCAGGGTCGCCACTTCACACCTCGTCTGCGCGCGGGCCGCGCCGGTAGCGATATCCCACGTTGCCATGCTGGGCTGCATGCCGACGCTGGCGAGCCGTCAGGTTGCATTCAGCCAGCCCACGTTCCTCCAGCAGCCGGATCGTCGTGCGCCATTCACCATCACTGATGCCGCTGGCCTGCATCAGTTGCTGCTTGCTTTGCCACTGATCACTAAGCGCAGCGAAGATTGCTCGCTGAGCAGGCGTGCTGATGCGCGGTTTTGCATCCTCCAACGCTTGCAGCCACTCGTCAGTCGCGTCCTGCCAGCCCTGGCACAGTGCGCGATGCCGAGCCGTTTCGCCTTGCAAGAACAGCGTGTGAGCTATCGTACCGTTCAGCTCAATCGCGCGGCTGTCGGTCGCCTCGTCGTAGCTCGCAAAGGCGATCGGCTGTGCATCGCTATTGGATGCGTCCCTATCGTAACGCCGTAGAACGAAACGATAGGCGTCCGCTGCAGGCGGCGTGTCACTGATTGCGCTCATGCTGTGCGCCCTCCTGGCCGGACTGTATCACACGCTTCGCCCTGGTGCGCAGCGCAATGACACTTACTGCGCAGCTGCGCCACGTTTAGTGAACGCCCGCGCAGCAAAACGCCCGCCCCAGCGGGTGCTGGAGCGGGCGCCTATGGCCACAGCCGTCAGTTGGCAGCGATGCCGGCCAGGATCGACGCGCCCTTCGTGTTGGCGAGGACAACCGCGCCGTCCCAGTAGATGTCGAACTGGTCGAACTGGCTGTCGGTGGTCGCCAGCGGCATCATGGTCATCGGGGTCAGCTCTTCGAGGTACGCGAACCGCTTGTTGACCACGACCAGCGCGGTGGTGGGGTTCGTGACTTCGCCGCCGAACGCGGTGATGCTGGTGCCGGACCACGACATCGCATCGGACATGCCGGTGGACACGACGAGCGGAACGCCATCGTAGGTGCGGACGCGGAAGCCGGCCGCAATCTCCACCTCGTTGATGAACTGCTGCTGGGCCTGCAGGGCAGCGTTGAGCTTGCGGATGCCCTTGAAGGAACCGTAGATCACCAGATCGGAGCGGTTGCCCGCGCCGCGCACGGCGTCGATGGTTTCGTCAAGCTTGGCGAGCGTGAGCGCCGACCCGGAGGTGGCGGACGTCTGCGCGACAACCTGACCGCTCACAGCGTTGATGAGCGTCAGCAAGCCGTTCATCATGTTGGCGTCGCCGCCCGAGCCGCTGTTCCCCACAAAGATGCAGAGTTCCAACGCCTCGTTGAAGTCGTCAGCCTTCTGCATCATTTCTTCGGCGAGGATGTCGATGTAGGACCGACCACGAGCGCGCATCTTGCGGGTCACCTTGCCGCGCGTGGCGAGCGTGGCGTAGGTGAAGGTCGCCTGAGCGTAGCTGCCCGTGCTCTCAACAACGCTGTCGGTGTCCGACACCCACACGTCGCCCACGGTCATGCTGGACGCGGTGCGGCGGTTGATGATGGCCGCCGACCCGGAACCCGGCTTGCGGTCCATCGTGCCCAGCGCGCCGAACTCGCGGATCGACAGCTGCTGGATGATGCGGTTGGTGAAGTTTTGCACCAGCACGGAGCCGGCACCGGAGACGTTGATGGCGCGGGCGAAAGCCTCGCGCTTGGACGGGTCAAGGCCCGCCCACACAGTCGGGGTGGTGGTCATTGGCTCACGCCTCCATCGAGTCGGTGATCACGCCGTCCGCGAACGCGGCGGCGAGCAGGCTGCGCAGGTCGGCCTCCAGCTGGGCGCGCGTCTGCAGCACGGTGCTGTCGCGGCGCTCGGCCTGGGCGCGAGCCACCTGCACCAGCGCGGACTGGCTGCCCATCGTGCGCTCTACGGTGCGGATCAGCCCACCGTGACCGCCGACGTCGGTGTGACGGCTGGCGTGAGGGCTGTGCGCCACACCCTGACGGCTGGCAGCGGCAAGGGCGCGGCTCAGCTGCGCCTCCTTGGCTTCCAGCTGTGCGCGGAGCTGTGCCGCTTCATCGGCAACGCTGCCGGAAGCGGTGGGGGTGGTGGAAGGAGCGACGCGCTCGACCAGCTTGGACAGAACACCATTGAGCTCGCCGATGGCGCGCTCGATGTTGTCCATGCGCTGGGTGTCGGTCGCCGTGCGGTTATCGGGCATGGCGTTGTCCTCGCTGGGGGTGAGTTGCTGCAGTGCTGCGCTTTGCACGGCGTCCGACTGGCTGATGGCAGTAGAACCCTGCACATCCTCATTGTCAAGAGCCGTATCACCCGCGCGCAGTTCGGGCGGTTCTTTGTCGAAGCGTTGATAGAGTTTGGTGATGCGGTCGTACACCTTGGAACGGTCGGCATCGGGAATGTCCACGCCACCGCGCGCACCGTTGAGCGCACCCATCGCCGCCGCCACACCACGAAACACGATGTGCAGCTCCCCATTCACCATCTTGGCAAACGGCAGCTTGTAGCTGGCGCGTCGCTCAGGGTTCGCGGTGTCCACCCACAGGTGCGCCATCGCGTACCGCTCCCAGTCCGGCGGGTCGCCCAGCACCTCGTTCGCGGTGTCGGTGTCCCAGCCCCAAGCGGTGTCCTCGGGCGCAAGCGGGAGGTCGGTGTTGCCGCTCACCGCGCGCTGTTCGTCGGGCTGCGTTGGCGCGTTGCCATCGCTGCCCCCGTTGACCAGCTCGTCCGCGCTGGCGCGCTCCCATCCGTCGCACACCCACTCCGCACTGCAGGCAAAGTTGAACGCCTTGCACCAGCCGTCGCGGGTGCGGTGCGTGCACGTGCCGCACTGCTGCGTCGTGCTGTCAGACAGGTGGTAGTTAGGAGCATCACCCACAGCGCGCTCACTGCCCATCGCATCGCTGTACGGCATGGCCTCGCCCCCCTCGGTGCCCTCGGCCTCGGCCTCCTCGGCCTCCACCTCGGTTTCGTTCTTGTGCTGGCAGACGCTGATGTTGACGTTGACGTTCATGCCACGGTTGTCCATCGCCTGACCCGCACCGCCCAGGTAGCCGGTATCACCAGCAGCACGCGCAGCTGCCATTGCGGTGCCCGTGGAACGGGCAAGGCCAGAGATCCAGCTGTCCGGGTTGCTGGGCCGGCG